TTATACTAAGTTAGTTGACCTGGTCTTTGACCCCACACTCGCCTTTTGTTCTTAGTATGTTTTTAGATATGGACAAACCCTCTATAACCTTCTATATAGTTCATTTCCATACTTATAGGTAAATTTATCCTTTAGTCATGTTTTACGATTAGGTGGATAATTAGTGGTTAATTAATCAATTCGTTAATTTGATTATTTCTAAGTAGTGCCATTTCTCCTTTTCAGTATCCCTTCTATTATAATATAGTTCGCTTTCTACGCCGCTTTTATTAGCTCGTGGCTTATTCTTAAAGTCCTCCTTTTCTTTAATGGCTTAGGCAAAAGTGATACAAATGAACTATACCCTTTTGAATAATATATAAGGTTTAGTGAGTTATATGGAGGTAAGCTTGTAATATCCTCGTACTCAAAGTCAGGTAATTTATTTTCAAATCTCTTGAAATCTTTCTCACTTGTGCCTCTCATTAACACAAATGATGCTCCGGCACCCTCTAATGTGTCTATTATGGTATCAATTTGTTGTGTATACTGGCATGAAAGCACAAATTTACAACCAAACTTCCTAGTCTGTGGAAGAATTTCATCATCATCTAGCATCTGCATAGCAGTTTTAGTCTGAAATATTTCATCAATTGCTATATGAGTTGGTTTAGGTTGTTTATTCCATTTACCTCTTATTTCTGTAGCTATCCATATTTTAGACAACAGGAAGGTCACTATAATATTCTTAGAGTGCTTTTTAAAGGCATCTTGTGGCATGCGTATAATTATATTCTTACCCTTCTCTAGTTCCTCAGCGAAATCAATATTACCCTTAGAACCCTTATTAAACATATACTTTAATTTGAAATCCTCCCTTAACAAATTTATCCTATCTAAAATCCCATCTATACGATCCATTTTAGTTCCTATTACATATTTTTTAGATTCTTTAGCAGTTACCTTTGAGTATTCATCTATATCATGTAGATTTTTAACTTCATCCTCTAAATATACTAATTCCTCTTCACTTAATTTATCAATATATTTTTTTCTAATCTCGAAGTCCTCCAGACACCTCACTACTTCTTTTAAACTACTTTCTCCTTTAGCAAAAACTACATTTGCTGCAGCACTTAAATATTTTCTCATCCTCCCCATTAATGGTTGTTCAGTATTTATAGAATCTACGAAAGTCATTACTTGTTGTGCCTGTCTATTAGTTATTTCCAATCTATCAAAGGTATTCATATCCTCACTAGTTTTAAATTCATTAAAAGCAAACCCTTGGATGCTTCCAGGCTTAGTATAGTCAAGTATTATCAACTTTGGACCATATCTCCCTAATCTTTTCAATTATTATGTTTAAAAAAACTTTTGGGATCACAAAATAAAAGTTAGTATTTTCTTTTCTAATATCAACCACATAAGATATTTTAAAATTAGTTTCGATTCTTAATTTCTTTTTCTCTATGTTTATTCGTTTATTTAAAGCCTTGTAGGTGCTTTGAATTGCTTTGCTTATATTTGTACTATTATAGTTCTTTGTTGACTTGTGGGGCATAATTTGAAGGTATACGTATTGAGGATGAATAAGTTCAAAGTATTTTGATACCGGAATACTGAATTCTTTAATCTTAAGCATTAAAAGCACTTCCTATGAACTTGATAAATCCGTATATAACCATTGAAAACGGTACATATTTAGCAAATTTTTTAAATCCAAAACCATACATTAACATTGAACCCATGGCCACGAATAGACATATCCAAAAACTATAGACTTGTGTAAACCCCCACAATGCATGAATTGCTAAACTTGGATGAATAATATAGTTTAAAAAGCTTCCTATAGTCTTTAGAGCGTTCCAGTTATCTACACCTATATCTTTTACATTCTCAACTAATGTTGATATATTATTCATTAGAACGACCTCTTGATTGTATCAAACAAGTTCGGTAATAAATACATTAAAGCAAATATAATAACGAACTTCATAATAATAGATAAAGTCTTTTTAAACTCTCCACCTATATCGCTTTTAATAACTTCAACTATAAGTATTCAAAAGAATTAAAGGAGTCGGCAGTAAAAGACTATATATATCTGGAGAATTTTCACAGAGTGAAGTAACAAATAAATATGAATTAACAGATGCATCAGTATTGAGGAAATGGATAAACAAGTATAATAATCATAGAGAATTAAAGGCAACCACGAAAGGAATGAGCCAATCTATGATTAAAGGAAGAGTTACTTCTTGGAAAGAAAAAATTGAAATTACATTCTACTGTATTGCTCACAATAAAGACTATCAGCACGTTTCTGAGGTTTACAACGTCTCCTACCAGCAAGTATATCTATCAATGGGTTAGGAAATACGAATCCGATGGAGAAATTGCCCTAAAGGATAGACGAGGTAGGAAGAAGTTTGAAGAGGAACTAACAATTGAAGATAAAATAAAGCTCTCAATGAAAAAACTGGAAATAGAAAATGAGAGATTAAGGGCTGAGAACTCATTTTAAAAAAATTGGAGGAACTAGAAAGGGGGCGATCTTAAGCTGTATAAAATACATATGAGGAGCTCTCTAATGCAATTGATGAGTATATTATTTTCTATAATACCAAGAGATTACAAAAAAAATTAAACGGCCTTAGACCACTGGAATTTAGGGCTTTAGCCGTTTAAGTCAATTTTATTATTTCCACTGTCTACTTGACAGGGAGCAGTTCAAAACTAGTGCAGTATTTTTATTTTTACATATAATCTTTATAATTAGCAGTATCATTCCACATAGTCTCAAACTCTGCTTTCCATTCTTTAGCCATTTTACTATCATTGATTATAATTAGTACTTCATCGTTTTTATTAGTTGCAGCTTGTGTGTAATTATATGATCCTGTAGTAACCGTATTATCTGCTACGGTCATTTTTAAGTGCATCAAACCACTATGACTATTAATCTTAATGGGAATATTATCGGCCTGTAGTAACTTTAATTGAGCCTTTTCGCTCTTTGAAGTAGATTCTATCTTATCTGTAATTATTTCTACATTAATGCCTCTATCTTTGGCTTTAATAATTTCATCAACTATGGTTTTCTTAGTCAAAGAATATATTGCAATATCTAAAGTGCTTTTACCCGAATCTATAACTTTAATTAGCTGCTGATCTACATTGGGCGTTTGACGTGCAAAATAATAACTTACATTTGAACTTGAACTTGGACTTGTAGCAGCTGAAGCTATTCCGGTATTCGAACCTGTTGTAGTGGTTTTGATATTACTACTTATTGAAGATTTACTACAACCAGTTAATAATATTATTGATAATAAAACAATTGTGAATTTTTTCATTTAGCTACCTCTTTTACAAATTATTTCTACATATACTTTAATATTCATTTTATTGTACTACAAAAAATAAAAAAGCTCTGAATCTATCCTCAGGTATAATTATTTTTATCTAATTGATATGAATATAGTTTGGAAATCAGTCTATAATTTAAATATACCAATCTTTGAATAATGTTTCTAATTGATTAGATATACCGCATAGGCGCTCCTTCCTAATTGCGGTATTTTGCTTTTGTAGGTTCTAAATTTTAAACAAAATCCACTTACAACTGCTTAGTGAAGTTATAATTCATAAGTTCTGAAAAAAATAGAGTTTACTGGGTGCAATATTTTTATTTAAAATTCACAAAAGAGCCTAGCTGGCTCTTTTCTTTGTTCCATAAGTCATAGCCAATGATCACTATTGGAGCTTTTAGAATTGGCAGATGTATATAGCTTTGTCACACATTCTATATATAAGCCCCAAAACACAAAAGACTACTACTGTTCCACCCATCCATTTTAATCTCATATAATACACTACCTTTCATATATATATATTTAATAAATCTCTTTAAATATTATAATGACCAAAATTTTATTATATATCCACATTCTGTTGGAGGGCATATTCTTAAATAAAAAGGCCTAGCAATTATGCTAGGCTATAAGGAGTAATATTAGCCCCTGACAAAGAGGGTTAATACACTTGTGATAATATATTATATTCATAACATACTTAGAATGTTCCATTAAATTAATAAATTCCATGCAAATATTTATTCACCCAGCCATACCCCGTGAATATAATATTATTGAAGAATTTATTTAGGAGGATTTATTTTGGAAGAAGAAAAAAGAGATAGTAAACCAACATATCAGTATTGCCCTTATATGATGCAACAACCTATGGATTCTAACATGATGTATCAACAGCAAATGTTAATGCAAATGCAACAACCTAAGATGGGACAAATGGACGAATCTATGAGTTATCCAACAGAAGGAGAAGAAGATCAAGACACTCTTGGAAGACAACACGGACATGGTGGTGGTAATTTTGGTCATGGCGGTGGTAACTTCGGTCATGGTGGTGAATTTGGTCATGGTGATGGACATTTTGGTGACTTTGATCATCAAGAACATTTTCAACCTTTTATCCCTTTCTACCCTTATCTATTCTATCCTTACCAATACTATCCTTATCCTTATCCAACACTTTATTAAAAAAACTATAAAGCAACAAATCAGGCAGTCTCTTAGGAGATTGCCCTTTAAATTATTGTGTAACTGTTTGATTAACTATCGAATCTGCAACTGGTAAACTCTCAGCTTCATTTTAACATTTGATTCATTTAAAACAGGATCATAAGCTCTATATGTAATGAATTCCACTCAAAACAATTTTATCCTGCTACTGTTGTAAAATAGGTAAAAAAATAAAGCCCCAAGGCATCCCTCAGAGCTTCTAATTATTTTTTTGGAAATATTGCAATTACAGCAAATATCATTGAAGCTATGCCTATTATTGTTGTAATACACAAACCCATAACCCAATTACTTGATGTTCCTACTTTATCTACGATTTTTTCCACTTTATCATCAATTTTAGTGTTTAATGTACCAATTGCCGACATTGTATCCGTAAATTTTCTTTCTATACGTTCCTCAGAAAGTCTACGTTCTTCTGTAATTCTTTTTTCACTTTCTCTTCTATCCTCAGTTATTCTCTTTTATTTTCCTCCCTTTATTGTTTTTTCTACGCTTTCAGCGACCATTTTGTTTATTTCCTCAGTGGTATAATCTTTTGCAGTATCTCCATCATCTGGATCACCATCTGTATCTTGATTATTAACAGGTATCACTAGAGCTTTTAATGTTGCTACATGAGTTGCAATACCTTCACATGCCTTAGTACCACAATCACATGTTGCCGCGCTAATTGATGCACCAGCTTTAATTACCGTTGACTCAGTTAGAGTTTTAATTTGTAACTCAAGTCCTTTAATTTCAGTCACCTTAGTTGCAATCTCTGCAGCATGTTTTGTTTCAATTGGTGTTACTGCTTCATTAACAGCTTTTGTTATTAGTGCCTGTACGTCTTCTACTTTCATGTTTTCTACCTCCATATCATTATTTTTGTTTATCAACTCAAAAAGAGCCTTAGAGATTTTATTATCTTTATAGGCTCTTTGGACTGCGTTTGGATTACAGGGAACTGCTACCATGCTGAGCTCTAATAGCTCCCACTTAGTAAAGTCATAACCACCTTGATCGTTGGGTTTATATTCCTTAGGTATAAATCCAATTGAACTTGCATTCATATATTTATTTGAATATAAATAAACCCACTCTTTGCCATTATCTGTTTCAGCAAATTGTACTCTGAATATCATTTTAGAACCTGATATATTAACATCTAAGGCTCTACCAATAACACTAGGTTTTTCAGTATATCCATAATTGTGATTAGCAATTATTACAGAATTATTTAAATAATTAGTTAGGTCAGCTCTAGCCATTAACATCTTATCTCCAACCCTATCAAAGCTTTCATCGCTACCTATCATTTCAATAATTCGATTTGCTTCATCAAGAACTTTGACCTGCCAATTCATTTGTAATATTTTATTTTCCAATTCCTCACCTCCTATATGGCATAAAAATAAGACATATTGCTATGTCTTTAATCAACTTTATACTCTATATTAGTCATTTTCTAGTATTAATTTATGCAACTCAGCTTTATCACGTTTATGAACAAAGTGATTATCAAAAGCTTCAAACGATCTAGTACAGTTAAATAACTCTTCTTTTGTACATGGTAATACTTTTATATTTTTAGTTATTGGTTCTAATTCATACATAGAATTAGTGAACCCTCCGACTTTATATACTCGATACATTGTGAGTTTTTGTTTACTAAACATATTCTTTCTCTCCACTATTACTTCTTTATACAGATAATCACCTATAGATATATCATCCACATATGATTTATCTTCACAGTTGTCTTTGTATGAAGTTGAGAATAATTTTTCACTTTGCATGTACTCATATACATACTGAAAAATATTGTTATCATAAAAAGTTTTTGCAAGAAATTCTAGAGTTTCATTAGCTTCCTCTGAATTTATTTTATGTTTAGAAAAATCTTCTGTTAATTTAGTTAACTGCTGTAAAGCTTCCTTTGACTTATATCCCATTTAATAACCCCCTTATAAAGGTATTATTATTAGCTATATTATAATATATTCTACTATAGAATTATTGATACTGCTGTTTATAAGCATCTTATACATTAACCTTTGGAGCCATACAACAATGACAATTAACTACCTCTTCAACTGGTAAGCTGTCATCTAACGGACATTCACCCTCTCCATCACCTACCTGAAACATTTCATCAACTCCAATAGCATTATCCTCAGAGTAATCTTCTCCAGCTTGCATATGAGATTCTCTTGTATTGTTCAAGGTAGCGAGCCAATACTTCCCATCGATAAGGTCTGAGTTCATCTTATATGTTTCATTAGTTGCTTGATTTAAACTTCCTAAAACTTCTTTTTGAGCTATGGTATTACATCTTGAATCGCTAAACTCTGAAAAATTCTCGGCTCCAATCTTTTCAGCAATACTTTTTATAGTGAATGCTTCATTATCTTCATCAGATCCTTTATAAGATTGGTCAATTATATCTTTAATTCTCTGCTTAGTATCTGCGTTACTTGAGTAATTTTAGATACCTTACTTTGAATTTTAGATTGTACAGCGGGATCCTTAATATCAAAGCTAATATTTAAATCTTTATGAATATAATTTTCTATAGATTTAAATTCAGATACTACAGCTTTACCACCAGTTTGGAAACATTTAATATATAAACTTACTGTTTTATCTTGAAGTGTTTTATTCCACTTCTTAGAGTCAACAGGATCCTTACTTCCATCCAATACCTTATGCACTACTTCCTTCTGCATATCCTTTAAATAAGATTGAACTATACTTTGAAATTCATTTGCTAAAGGTACAGACATTTTTATGAAGTCCTGATTATGTTACTGCTCCACCTTTCGTAAATAATATTTCTCCACTATTTTCTACACCTCTATGCTTATCTTTGTATTGCTCTACCGCCCTATCATATTCATCAGGGTCTGGGAAATTTACTATACCACCCGATCCTGCATCATTATAGAAAAAGTTTTTGATATAGGTTGAAGTATACTTGTCAATTTCTAAGTTGGTTGCAGCTGCTTGAGCAGGCCCTTTCCCTCCATATGAATTTAATAAATCAGGTAAATTAATGAAAATAACTTCATCAACACTTAATGGAATTTCAATAGCTCCGGCTTTATACAAATAACCTTTTATAAAGTTATCTTTATCCGGTATTACCCAAATATTGGCGGTTAAAACAAATACCGAAGTTAATGGACATAAGTATTACAGAATAAGGCTTCTAATTGGATATGATAGTAGTGGGAAAAAGTATTTAAAACATTCTACGGGAAAAGCTAAAAAGAGGCTGAACTTAAAAGGGACAAATATAAACAAGATTTAAAAAATGGAATGAATACCAATGCAGCTGAGCTAACATTAAATGTTGCTTTTAAAGATTGGATTTTTAACGTTATAATGCCCAGCGGAATTAAAACCAGCACATTTGAAACTTATGAATCTATATATAGGTTATATCTCATATTCCGCTGAATGCATAAAAATTCAACATATTTAGTATTT